AACCCCTGGGTCTGGGTAATCGAATTTAAGGTGGTGCCCAATGTTCAGGATAATCCAGACTAATACCTGGTACGCCGATCCCCACGGCGCGCCCTGCAAAATTCTCCGCTCTACCCACGAAGTCATCCACTACATCCGCAACGGTCGCACCTGCATTGCCAGCATGGGCCGCTTTCAGCACGAATTCGAACCGCTGACCAAAGCACAGGCCGAGCGGATCGCCGAAGAAATCGAAACAGCAGAACACCTGAAGAAGCTGCGCGCCCAGCGTGCGGCATGAGGAGAGACTATGTCAGCATACGATGAAATTATGAACGCACTCGCCTTCTACTTCGGCGATGGAGAAGGCCTAACCCCAAGCGAGGAAAGCATCCGTGAAATTATCAGCCAGGAGCATGACCCAATTGAGACGATTGCTAAAGCGTTAGACGATTACCGCGCATCGAAGTCATGACGCAACTGATAGCCAGTTATGAGCTGGCTATTGGGTGCGAAAGCACTGCCTCACATCCCTTGATGTTATTGCCGCCTGCGGGCGGCTTCTTTTTGCCTGGAGAAAACCATGAGCGACATTATTCAGTTGGTACCGAATAAATGGGTCACAGAGGAACTTTTAACTGCGACAACCGGCATGTCAAAGCACATGATTCAGCATGCCCGCCGGTCTACCTGGATGGAGGGAAAGCATTATCGCCATGTTGCCCCTGATATGGCACCTAAGCAAAACAGCCCAATCATGTATAACCGCGATGAGATAAACCACTGGATCGAGCACCAAAGCCCAGCGAAACGCCGGAGAATATCTGCTTAAATGTCCTTTGGCACATCAAACGAGGAATGATTATGGCAGCATACCCAACAGGCGTAGAGGTTCATGGCGAATCGTTACGCATATGGTTCATATATCAGGGGAAGCGTGTCAGGGAAAATCTCGGCGTTCCTGACACGCCAAAAAACAGGAAAATGGCAGGCGAGCTTCGGGCTTCAGTCTGCTTTGCGATAAAGACAGGCACATTCAATTATGCCTCGCAATTCCCTGATTCATCGAACGCAGAGAAATTCAGCACTGTCAGAAAGCAAATCTCACTACTTGAACTGAAATCGAAATGGCTTGGGCTTAAAGAGATGGAGCTTAGCCTCGGGACGTTGAGGCGTTACGATTGCCACCTCACAACCACTATCGAAACAATTGGTGAGCACAGGTATATCGGCAGCCTGAACACTGAAGATATCCTTAGTGCCAGGAAGGAGCTACTGCACGGCTGGCAGAAGACCAGACATGGCCTAAATCATCCCCCCAAAAAGGGATGAAGCGTTCCTACAGTCAATAGCTATATGGCATGCCTTGGCGGGATGCTGAGCTTTGCTTTCAAAAGTGGCTACCTGAAAACCAATCTGATGGCAGGTATTACCCCTCTCGCAAAAGAAAGACCCATTCCAGATCCTCTTACTTCTGATGAGTATCAGAGAGTGGTTGCGGCCTGCCCAACGCTACAGTTTCAGAATATGGTTATCTTTGCGGTAAATACAGGCGTCAGGCATGGCGAACTAAGCGCGTTATCCTGGGAGGATGTGGATACTGTCAACTGGACTGTTACAGTGTCACGGAACTATTCCCTGAAGGGAAACTTCACCCTGCCAAAAACCAACGCCGGGATTCGAACAATACAGCTGACCCAGCCAGCAATTGATGCACTCAAGGCGCAAATGCCACTGACCAGAATGATGGCATCCCACAAGGTAAGCGTCAGCCTACGGGAATACAAAAAAAAGAGAACCGATGAATGCACCTTTATATTCTCGCCGTCCATTACTTCAATGAACGGTAAGAAGACGATGTGCTACGTCCCAGGATCCATTAATTCAGCCTGGCGCACTGCCCTGCGTCGTGCAGGCGTCCGACAAAGACGGTCTTATGAAACCAGAAACACATATGCGTGCTGGGCACTGGTCGCCGGAGCGAACCCAAATTTCGTTGCGCACCAGATGGGCCATTCGTCAGCGCAAATGCTATTCACGGTTTACGGTAAATGGATGACCGAGAATAACCATGACCAGGTGGGCATTTTTAACGCATCATTTACTCAAAATGCCCCACCGATGCCCCATAGAAAAACCGCATAACCTTAACTATCTGATTTAACATATTAATATCACTTCAATCATGATTCATCTGGATGAGCAAGGTCGGCTCTTTTGCCTTTAGCTTCCTGCCGGTAATGTTCTGTATCGCCATTCCTCTGGGTCTGGCGCGCGAAAACAAAGGCGTGGCGGCGTTTGCGGGCTTCGTTGGCTATGCGGTCATGAACCTTGCGGTTAACTTCTGGCTGACCGCCAAAGGGATCCTGCCCACGACCGACGCGGCGGTACTGAAAGCCAATAACATTCAGAGCGTGATTGGAATTCAGTCCATCGATACCGGGATCCTTGGAGCCGTGATCGCGGGAGTGATCATCTGGATGCTGCACGAGCGCTTTCATAACATCCGCCTGCCCGATGCGCTGGCCTTCTTCGGCGGCACCCGCTTTGTGCCAATCATTACGCTGGTTGTGATGGGTCTGTTTGGTCTGATCATCCCTCTGATTTGGCCGGTTTTTGCCATGGGGATCACCGGAATTGGCCGCATTATCAACGGCGCGGGTGATTTCGGCCCGATGATTTTCGGTACGGGTGAACGTCTGCTGCTGCCATTTGGTTTACAGCACATCCTGGTTGCCCTGATCCGTTTTACTGAAGCAGGCGGCACTATGGACGTTTGCGGTCATTCCGTTAGCGGCGCGCTGACCATCTTCCAGGCCCAGCTGAGCTGCCCGACCACGCACGGCTTCTCTGAAAGTGCGACGCGTTTCCTCTCTCAGGGGAAAATGCCTGCCTTCCTCGGCGGCCTGCCGGGCGCTGCGCTGGCGATGTACCACTGCGCCCGCCCGGAAAATCGTCATAAAATTAAAGGCCTGCTGATCTCCGGCGTTATTGCCTGCGTGGTGGGCGGTACGACAGAACCTATCGAGTTCCTGTTCCTGTTCGTGGCACCGGTGTTATACCTCATCCACGCCGTACTGACAGGCCTGGGCTTCACCGTGATGGCTGTGCTCGGTGTAACCATCGGTAACACTGACGGTAACGTGATTGACTTCGTGGTATTCGGTATCCTGCACGGCCTGTCCACCAAGTGGTACCTGGTGCCGGTTGTGGCCGCCATCTGGTTCGCGGTTTACTACGGGATCTTCCGCTTCGCCATCACCCGCTTTAACCTGAAAACGCCTGGCCGCGATACCGATACGGCCACCAGCGTTGAACAGGCAGTGGCCGGTACCGTTGGGAAATCCGGATATAACACGCCGGCTATTCTGGCGGCGCTGGGCGGTGCGGATAACATTACCTCTCTGGATAACTGCATCACCCGCCTGCGTTTGTCGGTGGCGGACATGTCCAAAGTGGATACCAACGCACTTAAAGCTAACCGGGCTATCGGCGTGGTACAGTTAAATCAACACAATTTGCAGGTCGTCATTGGCCCGCAGGTACAGTCAGTGAAGGATGAGCTGGCAACCCTGATGCGAACCGTCGAAGCCTGATGCCTCGCCCCCCTCGTCATGAGGGGGTTTTACTTTACGGAGCACCGTCATGTTTGATTTTTCTACCGTCGTGGATCGACACGGCACCTGGTGTACCCAGTGGGATTATGTCGCTGACCGTTTTGGGGCTGCCGACCTGCTGCCCTTTACCATCTCTGATATGGATTTCGCCACCGCTCCCTGTATTACCGATGCGCTGCACCAGCGCATCAACCACGGCGTGTTTGGCTACAGCCGCTGGAAAAATGACGAATTTCTGGCTGCCGTGGCGCACTGGTTCCGGCAACGCTTTAACAGTCAGATTGATACCGAAACCGTAGTGTATGGGCCGTCGGTCATTTATATGGTCTCGGAGCTGATCCGCATATGGTCCGCGCCTGGCGACGGCGTGGTGGTTCATACCCCGGCTTACGATGCCTTTTATAAAGCCATTGAAGGCAACCAGCGTACCGTTGTTTCCGTGCCGATGCAGAAAACGGCGCGTGGCTGGGACGGCAATATGGCCGCGCTGGAAGCGGCGCTGGCAAAACCGGAAAACACGGTTCTGCTGCTGTGTAGCCCGCAAAATCCAACCGGCAAAGTCTGGACGCGGGAAGAGCTGGCCACTATTGCAACGCTTTGCAGCCGTCATGATGTGGCGGTAATCAGCGACGAAATTCATATGGACATGGTATGGGGCACGCATCGCCATACCCCGTGGAATGAGGTTGCACGCGGTAAATGGGCGCTGCTGACCTCCGGTTCCAAAAGCTTCAATATTCCGGCACTGACGGGCGCCTGGGGGCTTATCGCCGATGACGACAGCCGTAACGCCTATCTGAATGCCTTAAAAGGGCGGGACGGACTCTCTTCCCCTTCCGTGCTGGCGCTGACCGCGCACATTGCTGCTTACCGGCAGGGCGAACCCTGGCTGGACGCGCTGCGGACCTATCTCGAAGAAAACCTGCGCTACATTGCTGACGAACTGAATGCTGCATTTCCGACACTCAACTGGCAACCGCCAGAGGCCACATATCTGGCCTGGATTGATCTCAGCCCACTCGGTATTGATGACAAAACGCTACAAAACGTGCTGATTGAACAGCAAAAAGTGGCCATCATGCCGGGATATACTTATGGGGATGAAGGAAAAGGCTATGTGCGACTGAACGCTGGCTGTCCGCGTAGTAAGCTTGAACAGGGCGTTCAGCGCCTCATCGCGGGCATCAACACTCTGCTGTAAATTATTTGCGCAACGGAATATTCCCTTGCGCAAATAGCTTTTTCCCCCGTTTTGTTTTTATAATATGGCGCACTTTAACCAGCAAAGAGTGCGACCATGATTGATACACGCCTGCCTTTAACTGATATTC